ACCTTCATAGCTTACACTAATCGGAATCTTTGATTTCTCTTTAACATAACGAGATTTTTCAATGTTGATAATGAAGTGATAGCCTTGAATTTCTGTACCAACTTTATCTTGCTGACGACCGATAATCCAGATGCAATCTGCTGAATAATAGATACCCGTACCGCCGGACACGACATCCTTAGGAAATAAACCAATCTCTTTATAAGTGTGGTTAACTGCAATGAGAGGAATATCTTTAAGGTTAAGATGCGGAGTAACAATACGGAACAAAGACTTAAGTGCTTTAGCACGAGTCATGTCAGCTACTGATTTACCTTCAAGAGCATCTTCAGCTTCTTTCTTAGAAGCAAGGTTACCAATAGAATCGATAACGATAATAACTTTATCGCCTTTTTCGATTTTGTCAAGTTGTTGAGTAATATCGAACTTAAGTTCTTCAACATTAACAATTGGTGTGTGTACAACACGGTTTACGTCAATACCAAATGAATCAAAGTACGCTTGAGGCGTACCAAATTCTGCATCATAAAACAAAAGAATTGCTTCTGGATTTCGTTGCATATAAGCGCCTGCCATCAACAACGCGAATGCCGATTTAAAGTGCTTAGATGGACCTGCAAGAACGAGCAATCCAGGTACAACACCACCATCAATTCTACCAGATAACGCGACGTTAATCATTGGTACTTGTGTTGGTGCCATATCTTTCTTACCGAAAACTTTGGATTTAGAAAGTTGAGCAGTTAACTTAATTGTACTGTTCTTCACTAGCTTGTCTAATAGACTCATAATTATTTTCCTTCTACAATTGAAAGCAATTTACTTTTATACGCCTCAATCTTTTTAACTCGATCAGGCCAGAAAATTGTTGATTTATCTGGGTTCTTACACAAGTTGTCTAAGAATGGCGTAATGGATTTGTATAGAAGATTTAGACGATATTCTAAATCGTCAATAGTTACTTGAGTGTCTGTTAATTTTTCTTTTAACGTCTCTTTTTCGCTACTGACTTTTTGAATAGTTTCTTTGGCCTCAGCTTCTTTTTCTTGAAGTTCTTCGTCGATGAAGCTGAAACCAAAGTCATAATCTAAAACCTCTTCATGAGGTTTTTTAGCCATTAGCTAGTTCCTGAAAGATAGAAAGATCGTCATCGTCGTCATCTGTCATAACAGGTTTCTTAGAAGTAGATTTTGCTTCTTTTAAAGTAGGAGTTGGAGCAGCCTTTTCTGAATTACCCATGCTGCTTAGATCAAACTCGTTGTCATCTGCTGCTTTAGAAGGAGCACTAGCTTCTTCATCAAGAGCAAGAACACGGTAAAGTTTTGCTTTCAACTCATTGTAAGACTTAAAGTTCTTAGGATCAATCAATTCTTGCAATGCATGCTCTGAGTTGTAAATACGTTCGAGTTCTGCTTCGTCATCAGACAAAGGACCCGGTGCATCAAATTCAGATTTATCGTAGTTTGGGTATCCTTCGAATTGACGGATTTTCAAACGGAAGTTAGCACCTTCCCAAAGATCAAACGGGTTGACCGGTGCTTCATCTTCAAACTGTGGATTCATTAGATCGTTAAGTTTGTCGAAGATTTTTTTGCCGAAGGAAAACATGAATACTTTGCCTTCGTTATCTGCATTACCAGAATCTTTAATAACGTAAACGTTAGCAACGTATTTCAGGCGGCGCTTTTGCTTGCGAGCAATTTCTTTGTCTGAATCCAAGCCAGAATTCCACAACTTGCCGTTGTATTCTGAAACAGGGTCGTCTTGATTGATGGTAGTGAGAGAGTTTTCGATGTACCAGAGACCTGTTGGGCCTTGGAAACCGTGATCCCATACGCGAACAAATGGCATTTCTTCACCTTTAGGAGCAGGCAAGAAACGGATAATTGCAAAACCGTTACCTGCTTTATCGCGGGTTGGTTTCCACATTTTACCTTCGTTGGGATCTGAGTAGCTCTTTGTTGAGATTTTTTCGAGCTGTGCGTTCAATTTGCCGAGGGAGGCTGAACGATTCTTTTTAAGTGCGTCAAATGACATATTAATTATCTCCTAGTTTTGCTGTATATAGCGTTGTTGTATTGCGATTTATATGCAGGTTTTAATTGCATAATCTTATTTATATCAGAAAAAGCGTTCACGTACGATATCTTTAAACTTTTTTTCATCAATTTCTAAAAAAGGTTTATACTTCTTTATTAGCCTAATTATATCACGTGCTACGATTTTGTCAACTATTTCTTTTTCCCAATAAGGAAAAATATTAGATATTTTCGCAATGATACTAAATGTTTCAAGACTGATTTTCTTCTGTAAGTACATAGTCATAATAAAAGGATGTTGTCCATTTACTGAAGTAAAATTAGCTTGAAAGTTATCGTCAAGAAGATTTAGATCTGTTTTAAAGACGCGAGACAAAGAATCTATTTTTCTTTGCCAATCAATATACCGATCTTCACCTTCTTGTTCTACGATTTCACGAATCCAGACATTTGGTTTGATGACCATATTAGCCACCATTAACTTTTCTGGATTTTCTTTATTAGATAGCTTTTCGAAAAAGTAAGCATCATTCCTAGTTCTAAACGTGTCAAATGATGCTCTTATTTTTCCATTATATTTGTGATAATCATATCCATCAGTTGTAAAATGTTTCTTCATTGCAAGGTATTTTACATACCAATGAAATGAATCATCATTAGCATAACTTTGTGATGTCTTGATCATCGTCATATACCATTCTTAATTCAACTGCTTCGCTTCTTACTTTTTCTTTTAAGATAGAAGATTTTTTAACAATGTCGGCAACTGTTTCAATTTCTAAATGATTTATTCTTGCATACTCCACAAGAGCATCAATATAATTTACACCTTTTGATAGCATTTCTTGGATTTCGTGATGAACTTTTTCTGGTGTTCTTGGTACAATTGCCATTATATTATCCGTTTAGAGGTTTAATAGCATCTAGCCAATGATGAGCCGCAGATTGTGCCCAATGAATACTTTTGCCTTCAAAAAGTTTTTCTTCAACAAGAACGTCATTAACATAATATCGAACGCCCGAACCTGTTGTAGTTTCAAAATAATCTACTGCTAAGCGTTTACCAGCTTTTTCAGTAACAATAGTTCTTGGTATAGTACCCTTCTTCATTATTTTTCCTTTATGTTTAAACAATCAAGCGGCAATACCACTTGTTATATCTATTATATAACAAAAACTATAAACTGTCAACTAGTTTATGCACTAATCCATGTAAATATTATTGCAAGAAATCCAATTAATGTTGCTATAAACATTACACAAGTAATTAAAAATTGTAGCTTTTCCCAGTTCACTCATTACCTCTTGCTTCAATAGATCTAGAAATTGACGCAGCAACGTCATCATATTGTCTTACCCAACCCTTAGCAATCTTTGAGCACTCGGCGCGTTCGATTGCTACCAATTGCGCGCACATGAAAGTCGCCCAAGCTGCATTAGATTTAATTTTATCATCTACTTCGCTGGCTTTATAATATTCGACACCATGTTCAGTGTCATCGCGATTTATTCTTTGCAAAACTTATTCCTTATAGCAGTCTATGCGCCAAGGACATTGAGACAAGATTAATGTTGAGCAGTCATCGTCGCCCCAACAAACTGGGGCTTCAGTACCGCGTAGTTGCTTGATCTCAATATGCGCTTGACGATATTCTTCAGAATCTTTTTGTCCATTATTAGACAATGTTGCTTCAAGGTTTAACAAATCTTGTATTTTAGTCATCTTTACTCTCCACAGCCCAGTGCACAACTGTCCAGTCGTCAATACAGTCTTGCTTGCAGTAATGCGCATCAACATGGTCTTTACCAAACTTTTCACACATTTTTCCGTACCAGTGATTCCAGTATGTAGCAATAATCTCTGCGTCAGATAACGTTTCGTAAATTACTTCGTTGTTATCACCGGGATAAACAATGGTCCAGAATCTCATTATGTGTTTCCATTTCTATCAAAATACAGTGGTCCACATGGGCCGCCATAATTTACATATCCAGAACCATCGGCGTAATAAACATACTCTGGTTTTGGTTCACTATTGCGACTTACCTCAGTAACATGTTTTCGTTCATTGTATGAATGATGAATAGTTTTAGTTACTTGCGATTTATCAAATAAAGCTTTATTATTTGAGTTATATGCCGTAGCTCTTTGGCCACGAATAACATGGAAGCCGTCAGACTCCCATTCATCCCACGTCTTAAGAGATAGTAGCTTGGCGTTTTTCTTCATGTTTATCGCATAGTGTACGAATCCAACCGCCTGAGCGACGCTTACCTAGATCACCACAAGTTTCACATGTATGTTCAGCCCAAGTTTCTGCCATAGCAATCATACCAGCAATAGTATCGTTGCCGCCTCTATAGTAAAAGCGCAAGCCACCAAACTTTTCTTTAATTTGTTCAACTACAACTTGCTCAATTGGTTTATAACAAAGATCCGGATGTCTTTCAGCTCGTGCATTATTCCAATCAATATGTGTTTGAATATGCTCAAACAGTAATTCAATAATATGATACCAACCTTCGCCTACACAAAAGCCACCATACGGCCCAGAAAACATTTTTGGATATTTTTCTTCCATACGTTTAGTAAAGACGTCATAACTACTAATCATATCAACCATATTTACACCTCAAAATATTGTAATTCAAAATTATCTGCGATTTCTTGATATTTGATGTAACCGCGAGGATTACAAATAACACGAGTAGAACCAACCATATAATCATATTTGTCATGAGTATGCCCGTGTGTCCATACTTTAATTTGTGGGCGATCAAGAATAAACTCTGACAAATCAGAAGAATAAGCACCATTAACCATCGTGTCATCTTCGTATTCTGGCTTAACTGAAAGCTTACAAGGAGCATGGTGTCCAACTACTACAAACTTTTCGTTTGGCAATCCTTTTACGGTTGCATCAATAAAGTCTAACATAGCTTTATGTTCTTCAACAGACTTTGTCGGCGTGAATGATCCTGTACGCGTCTTAAATTCAACAGTATGACGTTCATCATAAGGCAATGCAATCCATTCTTCGTCAGTCATTCCAACTGGCTTATCTTTTAAGATATGAGCTTTGTATGTTACTAGAGTAGAAGTATCTTTGATGATTCTATAGTCATTCATATAACCTTTAATTGCATACAGAGTACTTGGATCTTCTTTGTTCATATCAGTCCAAAGAGTTCCAGCAATAAAAGTAACATCATCAAACGTAACATATTCTTTTTCAAGGATATGCAAGTTAGTTAAGTAACTTAGTTTTTCTTTTAGTCTAGAATAAGTTAGTGCAAAATCACCGTTATAATGCTCGTGATTACCGGAGATGTAAACAACGTGCTTAAATTCGCGGCAGCAATTCTGAAAGAAGTCATGATAGATATTACTCTTGTTTGTCATGCCAAGAATTGCAGGATCTGCACGATCATTCAAATCATTAGCGACACAGATGTCACCCGACAAGATTAACACGTCAGCGCCTTCAGTATTTTGAAGTGTAATAGGTCCAAATTCTAAATGGACATCAGAGCATACTGCAATTTTCATTTTATAATTCCTCAAACAATACGTTATTTACGTATAGGTTTTTATCTTCTTCAGAAATTCCCATAGCAAGAATAGATCTATGCAAATGAGGATTTAGCTTTTGGTTAGAACAATACTTATTTAGAATTGGCTTAGTATCGCGTTCAGCTTTAACAGCATCTTTTTCTAAGTTATCCAAATAGTAATTAAGTAAATCACTCGTTACTTTAATAAATTGCTCTAATTCTTCTTCAGTATTAATATTGCCAACCGCAATCATGTTCTCTGAAAAAATCTCTTTAGCCCAAGGTGGCAATTCTCTCTGCTTATTCCATTCAAGATCTTTTACCTTTGTCTCCATATATTTTGTATATGGATGTGAAAAACCATGTAATGGAGAAAAGTCCATAAAAGAACCCGTAATCTTTTTAGGACCTGCTACAATATCAAAACCTAGAACAGGAAGTTCAATTCCTGTTTTTGGAAAAATATTAATATGCATTAACCACAAACCTTTGCCGTCTTTAGGTGCAATAGTTTTAAGATGTGCTTTATCTATTAATTCCGATTTCCAGAAAGTATCATTCCAATCTTTAAAATGAAGATCTTCAGTATACTTTGGATTGTCATAACGCTGAAACTTATCATTAAAGCGGCTATTAATATACTCAGCATATTCGTTTAATCTATTCCACAGCGGGTACATTATCTTTTTTCTTTATTGACCAAGAATTGTTTGGTAGTTCTTCCCATATAAGAGTATCACCAACGGTCCATCCTAGCTCTTCGCATATTTCATCTGTAAGCTGCAGAAAAAAATCCCCAGTAAGAGGATCTTCTTCTACATTAAGTGTTGTGATTTTGTTTTGCATTTTGTTTACGCTCTCTACGTTGTCTAGCCCATTCATTGAGAATTTTAGTTTCGCGAATTTGCTTTAATTCTTTTCGCTTCGTTCTTGCAGATTCGCTTCGCAACAATCTATTGGCTTTTGCTGTATTTTTAATTAGTTCGAGTTCTTCGAACGATACGGTTTCATCTTCAAACTGCATAAGATTTCTCCTTATTTTATTGTCCCATATAAAGATTATATACTAGTGTGTGAGTGTGTCAACAAAAAATTATTCTTTGATTTCCAGAGATAATTCATCAAACAATTTTGATGCAAAATCAAAACAGATTTTTGCTTCATCGGCCATGTCATCATTAAGTAGTTTTCTAAATTCTTCAATTAGAACTTTAGTATCACCGTCAAATTCATACATAATCCCATTACCTGGAATCTTTTTCTTAATCATTTGGCCACCATGCAACTCACCAAAATGGCGAACATACATATGAGCTAGTAGAGATTGGTTGTCATTTTTTTCCGCAAGCGCAGTAACATGAGCAGCATATTCATCAACAGATGGCGGGAATTTACCGTCTGGTTCAAAACCAAACAATGTTTCTAACTCGCGAATATCTTGAAAAATACGAGGCGCTCTCTTAATAGAGTTTAAGTTTACTGGGATTTTTGTATGTTTTTCTAGAACTGCATAGTTCATATATTGACATGTGAGAAACTTGTGGTAAAGTTTTGGATCAATTTTACCACCCATTAGTTCTCTAGCAAAAGCTCTGCGTTCAGCAGATTGATGGTGAGCCCAAGTAAGCTCTTTTAATTTATTCGACATTATGTAACCTCCTCATTGTGCATGAATATATTTATTTACGGAATTAAAAATCTCCGTGATTACCTTTATGAGAAGGTGCAACCCAGTCTGATGGCTTAATCAAATCTGGTAGACCAAACGGGTTAGGGCGTCCTGGTTTAACTCCTGTAGATTTGTTCATGTTTGCTTTATAAACATTATCCCATGCTTTATTAGCATCAACATTAAACACATCAAGTGTACCAACAGCAAAAACAGAAAGATCAATAAGACCATCTACAATTTCTTCTGGATCAGTTTTAGATGCATCACCCATGAAAGCAAATTTACCATCTTCATTAATACCAAGATCAAGATCTGCAGCATTTGCAGTTTCAAGCAATTCTTCTAGGCACATATTCAAACGGAAAGTAAGATAATTTGCCATAAGTTCTTTATTGCTTTTATTGGCTTCGAACCATTCTTTAACACCAAATTTGTGGTGCATTGCATTAATGTCGTTCGCCCAATTTTTGTTACGCGACATGTTGATCTTGCTAAGATCTGTAGCCCAATTTTCCATGATATATCCTTACTTTAAAATATGTAGCTTATGATCTATAATAACACAAGCTATACGTAATGTCAACTTGTTAGACAAAGAAATCGTCAAGTGTTGAAATTTTTACTGCAGACCAACCAACAGCTTCGAGAATCGATTGTAACGGACTAAGAAACACTTTTTCGAATTGTGTTTCGTAGTCAATGTATTTTTCAAGCGCAAACTCTTTTGGTAACACGCCTGGAAATGCGATAATGTTTTCACGAATAGGGTTTGGAGTTTTAAGATGAACATACTTAACTTTATCACCACCAACAACAGACCTAAACTTTTTATCTAGACCTTTTTGCTTGAGATGGTTGTTGTACAAAATAGCACCACGAACGTGCATTGGACAACCCTTCTTGTAACCGTTTGTACGATCAATATACTTGTCAATGTTGTCTGTGCCAGAGTTACGACCAATATCTTCAGCGGTTAACTTAAAGAATTCCTGTCGGAAGTCTTCAATAAACTGCTGAACAGCCTGTTCGTCTTGATTCATAATAACTTTAAAAGAGTCTTTAAGTTTATCGCGGCATACTTCTGGAGTAGAAGAACGAACTGATTCGAGACCTGTTACAGAAATTTTTGGAGTATCGTAATGAACGCCTTCTGAGTTAAGAGTATTCATAATGTAACGCTTTTTAGCAATGAATACTGTTTTATCAGTAATCTTTTCACGCTTCATCGACATTGCTTGCCGATATGCACCCATCTTTTCAGCAAGCTCAACATAGCCAGCTTCGATGATACCTTCGATTTTCATTTTGCAAACTTTATCGAGAAACTCTTCACCTTTAGAACGCTCAACATCAACTGTACCAAACGAAGCTTTAATAACACCAGACATATCAACATAGATAGAATCGGTGTCGATGTACATGATGTAATCTTTATTTTCTGTTTTAAGCAACTTATTCAAGTACGTATTAACAGATTTTTCAGCATAACGAATAGAAAGTTGACCTGATGTTGTGATTGCTTCAGCCATGTCGTTAATGTAATACAAGAAGTAAATGTTAGCTGTTGCACCATACAACGAGTTCATCGCAATCTTAATAGCCATTTGCTGATTATGCAAGTTGTTAGCTTCGCGCTTTAGATTTTCTTTTTCGCGAGGATCTTTTGTGTTCTCAAGTTCTTGTTCAACCTTCAACATCTTCTTTTTAATCACAGAACGATTGCCATAGTATTCATCAATGATCTCAGGAATAACACCTTTAAATTCATTTGTGAAACATGCACCATTTGCACAAACAGACATTGACTTATCTGTGTTTTGGAATTTGTCAGCAAGCACCATTTCTTGTGTTACGTATTGACGTTCGTTTTCCAAATAAGTTTCTGGAGACATGTTGTATTGCAGCATCAAGTGTGGATACAGTGAGTTCAAATCGAATGATACAACCCAAGGATGCATACCAACTTTTGGATCTTTAACATAGCCGCCGACAAGGTCACCAGCTCGCTGACCAGGACCACCTTTGATAGGAGGAACACGACCAGCTTTAATGAGTCTACGATACAGGGTTGTTTCCCAGATACCAACAGTACCAAATGCATCATTGAAATTAACACCACCACCATAAGCAACAGTCATAACAAGAGAAAGCAAACCGGTTTCATCTTCAAAACGCTGAATAAGCCAAGTATCTTTAAGGTTGTAGTCCAAATACAATTGCGGATTTTGTTCGTACAATTCTGTAAGTGTACCGTACTCAGAGTAATCAAGTTTCTTTTCACCAAGCACAACATTAGCAATGTGATCAAGCTTATAAGATTCTTGTGGGCCGTATTTGTAGCCAAACTTCTTGAACGCATCCATGTAGTCAACAACTGCAACACCACTAATTTCATAAGTGTTTTGCATCTTACCAAAGAATTCACGACCATGCTGACGAAGATTGCGCCACGGCGAAAGATCTTTAATCCACTCTTCACCAAACAAACTACGCATACGAGTAATGATGTATTGAATATCGAAGTACTCTACGTTCCAGCCTGTAACGATATCTGGATAGTCGCTCATCCAAAGTTGTTTGAATTTGCGAAGCAACTCTTCTTCTGAATCAAATTTTGTAAAGTCAATATCAGAAGGATCGATGTTCAACAGCGTTTTAGTTTTATCGTAGTCTTTACGACCGAGCAAATGATAGACGCTGGTCTTTGAAGACTTATAAGCAATAGAAGTAATTTCTTTATCAGCAGTATCCATATTAGGATAGCCGTTGCTAATATCAACCTCGATATCGAAAGACACAATGTTAACTTTAGTAACATCGTAATCTATAGCATCGGGATATTGCTCTTGAATAAATTGAGCTACGTAGTTAGTACTACCAGCAATTTCAAAGCCGTGCACATCTTTGTATTGTTCAATCCAATCTTTTGCGTCTTTCATCGAATCCATTTGAATAGGATTCATAGGACGATTGTTAATCAAAGAACGATATTTAGATGCAGTGTCTTTGCTTCCAACAAACAAGGTAGGACAATACTTAACTTTGCGCTCAAAACGTTTACCGTTTTCGTAACCGCGCCAAAGGATGCTGTTGCCAAACCGCTCAACAGACGTGTAAAAACTAGACATAATAAACCTTGTGTATCATAATATTAACCATTGTAACATGCAAAACAAGAAGTGTCAACTACATTTTACTTTTTAATTCTTCTGTTTTAATTTCATCGCCTTCACGATCATTAGCTATTTCTGCAGCTAACTGTTGAACTTGACTGAGAAGGTGCTTGCATAAATCTTCATCATATGGATCACCTCCTCTTGTATCATATCTAAGCCGTTCAGTACGAATTTGAATTGCTTTATCAACCATAACATTTACTTTACGAATAAGATCTTCTACGGTATGCTGCATATTTTATGTTGCTAAAGCTGCAATTTGACTAAAGTTTTTAACTTTATCGAATTTAATATGAGACATGAATTTATCGCCAAACTGATGTCCACGGTGTGAGATAACAAAAATATTATCGTCAGAATTTAAGTTATGTAATGTTTCAATTAACATTTCAATACCAACTCCATCTAATGCACCATCAAGTGTTTCATCAAGAATAAGCAAATTAGTAGATACTGAATTACGCAACTTAGCAACTGCTCGCCATGATAACATAATAGCTAAAGTAATACGAAGCTTTTCGCCTTCTGAAAACGAAGCATATGAGAATGTATCGCGAAAACGAGATTTAATTACTTCATTAAAGTTTTCATCAAGATTAAATTCAACAAACAAATCAAACGCACCTAAATATTTGTTGATAAGTTTGTTCATTATTGGAACATATTGCTTAATGATTTTGGCTTTAATACCGCCGTCTTTAAGCATTGCACCTGTAACTGCAATAACTTCTTTTTCATTAAATAGATGTGTTTGTCTACGTTCAATATCTTTTAATGTAGTATTATATTCTTCAAGCTTTGTCGTGTCAACTGCTTCGACATCTTCTTCAGCTGCATTCAATTCATCTTTAAATGAAATGAGAGCGTTCTTAGACATTTTAATATTAGCACGATGATCAGAACATTTAAGAGCTTTCTGTTTAATTTCTTCTTCTATAGCAGAAATACGATTGAGGTTAGCTTCGTGTACGTCAATTTTAGCTGACAATTCATCAATTGCAGTTTCAATTTCACTTACTCTTTTACTTTTTTCAGTAATAACATTATCTTTAAAAGTATGAGCAATACCTTGTTTACAAGTTGGACAATTATCGTTATCGTGATAGAAAGATAACTCTTTATTAATGCTACGAAGATTAGATTGTAATTCTTGTCTTAATGTTTTTGCTTTTTCGTTTTTAGATTTAATAGATGCTTTATCTACACATCTAGTATCAAGCAAAGCTATTTCAGCATCAATAATGTCAATAGCAGATTTTTCTTTTTCGATAGTATCAAGATGCTCTTTCATCTTTTCTTTAATCTTATCTACTTCTTTTTCTCTAATTTTGCGAATAGATTCGTTATGGTCTTTTGCAGAATCAATGCGAGTTTCAATCAAATCTTTTTGATAACTATTTTCAGTAATGCTTTCTTTATTAGCAACAACTTTTTCTTTTAGCAAAGTATTCATAGTGCTGAATACTTGAATGTCAAGAAGATCTTCAATAATTTCACGACGGCCTTGTGCAGGTAATTCCATAAAAGGAACATACGTAGCACTACCTAGAATAACGATCTGAGTAAAAGATTTATAGTTTAATTTAAGAATGTTTTGTTCAAGATATACTTGATAATCTCGTGCTGCTGCATCTTGATTTACCAAATTACCATTCAACAAAATTTCAAAAATGTTTGGTTTTAAACCACGACGAATAAGATATTGCTGTGTTCCAATATTAAATTCTATTTCTACAACCAAATCTTTTTCGTTGATGGTATTAATAAGTTGTGGCTTATTAATTTTGCGAAAAGCTTTACCATACAACGCAAACGTAATAGCGTCAAGTAGCGTAGATTTTCCACTGCCATTTGAACCGCTAATAAGAGTGGTTTTGCTTTTATCTAAAAAGATTTCAGTAAATGAATTACCAGACGATAACAAATTCTTGTATCGTATTTTCTTAAATTGAATTTTCATTAAATATTCGAAGCCTCAACGTATAGTTCATCAATCAATTTTTTTATCTGTGCTTTATCAACTTTGGTTTCTAAGCCATCAATATATGTATGTAAGATGTCTTTAGTATCTTTTGTTTCATCCATAATTTCATTCAAGCCTTCAGATTCCAAGTTAAGTGAATCTTCGACAGTCTTAACATCAGCAGCACCAGCATCTGTTAATTTATTTAGGAACAAATCATAGATATACGGGTTTACTCTGTTCTTTACAATAACTTTAATAAATGTATCTTTAAGATTGCTTACATCTAAGCTAGCAATATCGTCAATAGTCATATCAGCATCATCGTATTCGATTTTGTGGAAAATAGTATTGGGATTTAAAATCCATTCTAATTCTCTTGTTTCAGTATCAAGTACTCGGAAACCACGTTTACCTTGATAATCAGACCATGTTAGTTCATAAGGAGAACCAAGATATGAAATATTATTATAAGTGGAAGGATGGTGAAAGTGTCCAGAATAAACCGCTTGGAAGTTTGTAAACAAATCACTCGTTAAACCAGAGTCGCATAAGTGACCTTTATCCATTTCAAAGCCTTGAATAGAAAAGTGACCCATGCACATGTCGGCATCTGATGCACGAATAGTTTCTAGTATATCTTTATAATTGCTATTATTAATCCACGGCACCATCAAAAACTTAGTTGAACCGAGTTGCAACTCTTCACACTTGTTTTCGTAAATATGAAACTTGTCATACTCACGTAAAAGCAAATTCATAGAGTTTACTTCGTTAGTATTAGTATAATACGTTGTGTGATTACCTACTAGAGCATGATACTCGATACCTCTTTTTGCAATCTGATCAAAGAAGAATTTTTTACCGCGTTCAAGAGAAATATAGTTAATAAATTTACGGCGGTCAAATGTATCACCCAAATCAAAAATGATTTTAATATCATGTTTATCAATGTGCGGGAAAAATATCTCTGAAAAGAATCGTTCCTGATGATCTAAAAATAATTTAGCATCACCACGAACACCGATATGCATATCAGTAACAATAGCTATTTTCAAACTTTTCCTCCGTCGTCTTCATCAATAATAATATCAGCAATAATAACTTCATCAATAACTTCGTCAATAGTAATATCTTCATCGTCAATATCAATTGATTCTTTTTTCTTTGCTTTATCTTTTTCGATTTTTTCTTCAAAATCTTTAATAAAGTCGTTCATATATTCTGCTGATGTAGTCAAGTGAACAGTTAAATCTTCACCTGTGTATGTACCACCAGTAGCAAGTAAATGTTGCGAAGATTTAAATCTGATGTACATTTGTTTCTTTTCTTTAGCAATCCTGCGTAAGAAAGCATACCAAATAATCTGTGTAAAATAAGCAAACGGGTTCTGAGATTTTTCTGCATTAAAATTATGAATGTACAATAGGCAGTTTTCAATACCGTCTGAAATCATGTCTTCTTTATACGAATAGCCAGAAAAGTTTGGCTTTGTCGCTAGTCGAGTACCAATCTGAAAAATACAACGACCAATATAATCAGGTACACGTGGTCGTTCATCTCCTGCATCATCAGCTTCGATACAGTCTTTTTTGTATTGTACGAGCGCATCAAGAAGATCCTTGTTGTTAACGTAATTGCGGGGTGCTCGTGTTGGTTTGTCAATCATTTAAATACTCCTTATATGCATATTTAGTATACTGTATCACAATCTTGAAAAAATGTCAACCAGTATTTACACTAAAATAATTGTTGACAGTTCTGAGAACCTATGTATAATAGCCTTATGGCTTCAGCAATATACTATTAGATCTCGATTGTGTAGATGCGGAACTGGAACTCTTCTTGTCCGTAAATTTCGATACGTTTACGAAAGTGTTGTAATGTATAGTTCTCAAAGCTTCCATATGTTAAGTCATCAGTGATATCGTATAGAGTTGCTTTATCAGCATCGTTACCTTTTCTCAAAGCACGACCAATAGACTGCAACACCTTGACTTCAGATTTAGAACCAGAAGCAAAGATTACGTTATCAAGCTTTTTCAAGTTTACACCTGTAGAAAAAACACCATACGAAGCAAGGATGTCGTGTTGCTTGATAGGATCATTCTCAATCATATGACGAATGCGTTCACGCTCTTCACCTTTAGTACTACCATAGATGAAGTGAAGTTGACGATCATCTTTGCGAAGCATAGGTTCAAGAATTTTACCATGCTTTTCAACTAGATCAAACAATACCAAATTGTTTTGTCCTTTGAGAGACCAAAGCAAATTTCTAATAAAAATATTTCTTTTATTGCTACTTACTAAGAACTCGCGTTCAGCTGGATATTTCTTACTCGTTTCTTTAATTTTAGAAAATGCAGAATAAAAGTTTTTACGTGCATCAGCACTGTGAGAAAGCACAATCGCTTTGATATTAAAATCAGCAACAGTACCAGAATCCATAAGATCTTTAGTAGATACGTGTTTGCGCACAGAACCAAAGCAGCCTTCGAGAACAAGACGATGAGTCTTGCTTTCTTCAGATTTTAGTGTACCTGTAAATCCATGTCTGTAATAACATTCATCTAAACCTTCCATAATTTTTTGGAGTGATTTAGCTTGGAATAAATGTGCTTCATCTCCAAGTACAACTTTAAATTGGCTGAACCAATCTTTGTCAAGTTTCATCAATGATTGCCATGTTGAAATAACAATTGGCGCGCTTGTCTTTTTATCAACGCCACCTTGAATTTTATATATTAGATTTTTATCGCAACCATAGTCAATAAAGTCTCCAGCCATTTGATGGACAAGAGAAATTGTAGGAACAATAATAAGTGTCCTATGATCAAAATTTCTGAAGTAATGCTGCTGAATTAAATAGATAATTAACGATTTACCAGATGATGTAGGCGATAATGACAATGAACGATTATCACGAATAGCATCTACAATATATTGATTTTGATAATCTCTTGGTTGAAATTTGCAATTAATTTCTTTTGCAATTTCATAGCCATAATCATCTGATACTTTTTCACCGTGTATTAAATGATCTGGCGCATTTAATATGTAACCACGGTCTTCACAGAATTTTTTGAGACGAGGGAAAAGTCCGACATAAAGAACAGGTCTAAGTGGTTGATATAAACGAATAGTACCATCCCACATTTTGTTCTTATATGCCGGAGTAAATTGATATCCAGCAGGTTTAAAACTGAAATACTCAGCTATTTCTTGACGTGTACCTGGGTCTGCAGTTACTAACAAATAAACCGCATTTTTTTGTTCTACATTGATCACGTCAGACATAATTAAACCTCAACTAGTGTATAGTACTATTTATTAGTACTCACCGTGTTGGAATTTCAGCACATCGATCATTGACTTGATGATGAAGTTTCTGCTATGAATTGTTTTAATGATGTCTTCAAGAAAATCTGCATTAGCAGTATGATAATCAATCTTAAGACTTAGGCGAATAATATCAGGATCAGCTTGCAAATACTTGTCTATATCAGTACGCAAGATTTTTCTTTGTGACGTCTTCCACCCACGCTCTTTAAGATCCTCTTCAGCCATAGAACCATCTAGCCATTCGCGTTTTGCAAGCTCAAGTTCTTTATAATCATAACGAAGTTTTTTTACTCGCAACGCTTCCTTATAATACATGGTATAATATTTGTTGTGTAGCTCAGGAATCTTTTTAGATTCTGCTACTAAATTTGCTTCGTCAATTTTTGCGTCTTTCGACCAGATTTCGCTGATATCATCAGTGCTCATAATATACTTTCGTTAGTGGTAAGTCCTTACATTCTTATTGTATCATAAGAACGGAGAAATGTCAACTAATTTTTTTAAAATTCATATTTGTATATCTAAAGGTTACACTACATTCTGGATATGCTATATCAGTAGAAGTTACGTCAAGATTAATTCCACTTAATGTAGTTGGAAAACATTCAGTAAATGTAAATTCAATATTTGGATTTCTTGAACTATTTTCAACTAAAACTGTTATATCAGATTTAAAACCGTATTTACTATTTTGTAAGTTTAATCTCTGATTAGAAGATTGTGGCGCACCCATTCCTTCTAACCATCTTAAAATCTCTTCATAATTAGCCATATTCTCATCTACGATAAAACTAATATCAAGCTCAGCATATTCAATACGATCTGGTACTTGATATATATTAAGTAATGGAGAAGCTTGTAATGGAGAAACCATAGATAAAGACGGTATGTTTATCTTCTGTGTGAAGAATTCTACCTTCGGAAGCCTATCTATGACGATTTTAAACGAAACTGGTGACAAATAATTTGTAATCATATGATTTTCCTATTGACATTTGATGAAAACTGTGATACTATATTTATCTGATGTGGAATTATTCTACAAAAGCCAGTTGACATTGCTGGATTTTTATGTTATAATTACATATGTAACGCACTACAATGGAGTAAAATAGTGGCTGAAAATTTTAGAATTCTTACTGCTCGACAGCACGTTCGTGAACGTATCGGCATGTACATGGGCTCGAGCTCTCAGGAAGAAATCGAGCGCTTTGTTATGGGCAATTGGAAAACTGCAAAGTATGTTCCTGCTCTGTCAAAGATGATCGATGAAATTCTTGACAACTCTATTGACGAAGCAATTCGTACTAATTTTAAATTTGCAAACAGGATTGACGTATCTGTTAAAAATGGTGTAGTTGTAGTTACCGACAATGGTCGTGGCATTCCACAAGGTGAAGTGTTTGACGAAACAAGTGGCGAAAAAATTCTTCAACCTGTTGCTGCTTGGACACGAGTAAACGCAGGTACAAGTTTTGATGACAGCCGAGTAACTATTGGTACTAACGGCGTTGGTTCTGCTGCTACAAACTTTCTTTCTTCTAAGTTCGTTGGTAGAACTTGGAGAGATGGTAAGCGAGTTGAAGTTCGTTGCAAAAATGGTGGCGAAGATGTTGATGTTGCAATTAAAGATTGTGCTGATGAGAGTGGCACTGAAGTTTCGTTTGTTCCTGACTACAGTCTTTTCGAAGTAAAAGGCTTAGACGAACTTGACACTATCGAGTTGGTTGAAGATCGTTTAACTGGTCTTCAAATGGCTTTCCCTGAAATTGATTTTTCTTTTAATAAGAGACGTATTAAAGTAAACGATCTTAAGAAATACGCTAAGATGTTTACAGGTGAAAATGGTGAAGCAATCATTGAAAAGACTGATAATCTTTCTTTCTTCTATGCAGCTTCTGAAGATGGTTTCCGTTCTAACTCATTTATTAATGGTGTTAATACTCGTCAAGGCGGCACATATGTAGACTACCTTACCAACGCAGTTCTTGATGAACTGGTAACGATGGTAAAGCGTAAGCACAAGATTGAAGTTGCAAAATCAACTATCAAAGGTGGTCTTACATTTGTAATGTTTGCAAGAAACTTTACTAATCCAAAGTTTGATTCGCAAACAAAAGAACGTTTGACTAACCCAATGAGCAACGTTCGCGATCACTCAGAAGAAGCTGGTGTTAAAGATGCAACAACTATTGCAAAGAAAATTCTAAACACTGCATCTATTATTGATCCGATTATCGAAGCACAACTTGCTAAGAAAATTGCTGCTGACAAACGTGCTGCGTTGGCTGGTCAGAAAAATCTTCGTAAAGTAAAAGTAGCTAAACACATCGCGGCTAATAGTCCAGATGCTACTCTTAAGATTGTAGAAGGTGACTCAGCTATGGGCTTCTTGCTTAAAGTGCGAGATCCTAATAAAGTAGGTGCAATGCCATTGCGTGGTGTTATTATGAACACATGGGATATGAAACCTGCTGAAGTTCTTAAGAACAAAGAATTGTCTGAGTTGATTGCTGTTCTTGGATTGGACATTAACAATCCAGATAGTGTTGATGAAATGACATATTCAAGTGTTGCTACATTAACCGACGCTGACCATGATGGTATTGGACACATCAGCCCATTGCTTCTTGCTTTCTTCTTTAAATTCTGGCCACGTTTGTTTGCTGAAAAGCGTGTAAAGATTACTCGTACACCTATCATGATTTCATCAAAGAATGATGATGTTAAATGGTTCTACACATACGAAGAAGCAAGCAAATTTAAATCAAAAGAAAATGGTTACAAGCATCGTTACATTAAAGGTCTGGGTTCATTGACGGAATCAGAATACGACCGTATTATCAACAAACCACAATATGATATTGTTACAATTGATGATGCAAAAATGATGGAAATGATGTTCGGCGAAAGTGCACAACTTCGTAAAGATTACATGTTTTCATAAGAATAAATGTTGACAATTGCGCAAAACTAGTGTATAATGGATATATTAAGTGAGGAAATGTAATGACCCTAGAAAAATTTGCAGTTGACAAAAACTCAAATGACTATCCAATTTCGAAAGTTGCGGCTAACGAATGGCTGTCATTTGCTATGTACACTGTGGAATCTCGTGCGATTCCAAACATGATTGATGGCTTAAAGCCAGTTCAACGATTCTATCTGTATTCTTCTATCCTCAACTCCAAGCGAGACTTTAAAAAAGTTTCTGCAGTTGCTGGTATTATTTCAGATTATGGATACAATCACGGTGAAGGTTCAGCTGCTGGTGCAGGCCAACTTATGGCAGCTACGTGGAATAATAACATTTGTCTTGTAGAAGGCCGAGGTTCATTTGGTACTCGTCTAGTTCAAGAAGCAGGTGCTGCACGTTATGTGTACACTCGACTACACGAAAACTTTGATAAGTATATTCGTGACGTTGATCTTGCTCCTGCGCATGAAGATCCTGAACACGAACCACCAGCTTTCTATGTACCAGTAATTCCGCTAGTGCTTGCAAACGGAACTAAAGGTATTGCTACCGGCTTTGCTACAAACATTCTTCCACGAAGCCAGAAATCACTTTGTAAAGCTGTTAGTGAGTATCTATCCACTGGAAAAATTGCAAGGCGTTTACCGGTTTCGTTTCCTGAATTCAACGGCACGGTAGAATACGATGCAGCTGAAGAGCGTCATATCGTATATGGTAAGTTCGAAAAAGTAAGCAAAACAGTTTTGCGTATTACAGAAGTACCTTACGGCCTTGATCGCGAATCTTATGTTAAGACTCTAGACAAACTGGAAGAAGATGGTGATATTGTATCCTACGACGATCTTTGCGATAAAACTGGTTTCTCTTTTGAAATAAAGCTTAAGCAAAATACTTCTTCTGGCTGGGATGACGACAAAATTATTAGTAAGTTTAAGCTCAGTAAACCAATGAGTGAAAACCTTACTGTAATCGACTTTAAAGGTAAGCTTCGCGAATACAAAGATGAACGCGAACTAATTAAAGATTTTGTTGAATACCGCATTGGTATCCTAGGCAAGCGTATTGAACTACGTAAACAAGAAGCTAAAGAGTTAGCTCGATGGTTGAATGTTAAAATGAACTTTATTCAAGCTGTGCTTGATGACAAGATTGTTTTTAAGAACAAAAAGAAGAAAGATGTTATTGACCAGATGGTTGATGCTTTGATTCCATTAGTGAATGACGATGCAGAAAAACTATTGCGTATTAACATCATGAGTCTTACAGATGAAATGGTAAAGTCTCTAGAAAAAGAAATTAAAGAAGCTGAAAAAGATCTTAAATTCTGGCTCAAAGAAACTCCAAAAAATCAGTTCCTAACAGATCTGGAAGGAATTTAATGAAAATTAATGTTACTGATCTTGATGTCACGCTAACAGAAAACTTTATTAGATTTTGTTGTGTAGAGTTAAATACTTACCCAGATATTATTACTGTAAAAGGGCGAGATGAACCATTAAAAGATAATGCTCTTGGACTTTGTCATGAAATAAATTGCGAATATAAATATCTTATAACTATTGCTAAACAAAATAGAAGCGTTACAGATATATACACTACGCTAGCGAAAGAAATGATTCAAATCAAAAAGTTTATGAGCCATGATTTTGTAACTGAGACTAGTGAAAAAATTGTGAAAAAATATGTTGACAACCTCTACAACGTAGTGTAAAATTAATACTTAAGGCAGGAAAACAAAGTGGAACTTGAAACAGCAGAAATGATTTTGTATAACCTGGTATTCTGGACAGTGTGGTATCACATTTCCATGCTGCCAGAAAAACTTATGCAGCATTTAATTGACACTTATTAAATAGGATAACGCGAGAGTGGAGAAATGGTATACTCAGGAGACTTAAAATCTCCCGTCTGTAATGGGCATACGGGTTCGAGTCCCGTCTCTCGTACCAAAATTATATGATGAAAAAGGCTTATATGAGCATTGAACATTTGATTGTCGGAGCAACCGGCATTGGATATCTGATCGTTGGAATATTGCAATGGTCAAAAGGTGAAGTTTCTAACGGTATGATCTGGACTGGTTACGCGTTTGCGCAAGTTGGTTTGTGGATGAATCTCAAATGAGAATGCATGTACTAGTAACTGGTGCAACTGGCTATATTGGTAGTCATGTTTGTAAGCTTCTTGCAGAACACGGTCATGATGTAGACGGTTGGGATACAAACATTCACGGCCAACATAACAACGTATTGAAGTATGTAAGCAACTTTAGCGAAGCAGATGTTACACAAACACATGGCCCGTATTATATGTATGACGCGGTTGTTCATTTAGCTGGTCGTAGTGTTGTACCAGACTCTTTAAAAGAGCCAACAGAATACTATCGTGTAAATGCTATGGGCACTGCAAACATGTTCAACAGAGTTGATACTGATAATTTTATCTTTGCTAGTACATCAAGCGCATGGGAAATGGCTTCACCATATGCTAAAAGCAAAGTAGCAGCAGAAGATATTATTAAGGAGAAATCAAGTGGCCACACTATTTTTCGCTTTTTTAACGTATCTGGTACTGACGGCGTTAATAGGCAACTTGGCGCTCCCTCTCATCTTATTCGTGTTGCTGCTATGGCTAGCGCTGGTAAATTTGCCAACATTAATATATACGGCAATGATTATGATACTCGTGATGGTACTTGCATTCGCGATTATATCCACGTTGTGGATCTTGCTTCTGCAATTGTAAAGGCTGTTGAGAATGGTCCTATGAATACTCCGTACGAATGCCTTGGTAGTAATACAGGATTTAGTGTTCTAGAGGTTTTGGACACTATGGAGAAAGTTACAGGTAAAAAACTTAATCGTATTATTTGTGGCCGTCGTCAAGGAGATGCTGTAGCTTCTGTTGTTGATAGACTCAGTGACTATGCTACACTTACTAAAACTATTGAAGACATGTGTTTAGATCAATATAAATTGGAGATTTCGAAATGACAAAATACGTAACTACAATTCTTAAAGTAGCAGTTCATCGTGAAGAAGAAAATCCAGTGTTCGGTGAAGGCAATACTTTTGTTAGTATCGAAGACGAAGCTGGCGGTCCGT